CTGTATCAGCTGCATTTGCAATGCGTTTGGCGTGTACGGCTTGCTTTCCACCTGCTTAAGCTCGCTGAATTTGTTATCATAAATAATCATGCCGCTGTCATTGTCGGCGCTCAAATTGTCCTCTGTGAAACGCTGGCGCTCTTTCTTAATGTCCTCTGGCTTTAACATATTTGCCACCTTTGCCAGAAAACGTATATTTGCAGAGTTTTTGACGGCATTTATAATGCCCTCATTCTGCGTATGTATCAGCTGCATTGTCGGCTTAAGCGTCCTGTTGTCCTCTCCAAAAAGGTCGTCTGTGTATTCAAAATCTGTCATAATACCGACTTTTTCAAACTCGATAGCTCCATGCTCCCCGTTTGCAAACAGATAACGCAAGTACACCTGTCCTGCTGCCTCTACCACTTCGCAACGCTGCGCCCGTAACGGATACCAGCCGCATAGCGTCCCGTATCTGTCCTCTACCGGCACTATAAATGCTGTGTGTTCCACCGCCATATATGTAGCCAGCCTCTTAATAAATTTTGTGGTATCCATGAAATAGTTAGGCTTGCTTTGCAGCACCTTTTCAAGCCTCTTTAGTGCGCTGCCCTCAACCTCTGGCTTTAATTTGCTGCAATGTGTAGCAAAACTGTTTACTGCCGTGCGGGTTAAGTCCATTTCATAAACGCCGCCGTTATAGCTGGTAAACGTCGGGCTGTACCCGTTCAGCATCTTAAAATAGCTGTCGATATAACGCAGCTCTTTACCATGAAAAAGATAATCTAAGAATTTGATACCGTCCACTCTCCTTTCTATGCGGCGTTCTTTAGCAGCTCCCCGCACTCTTCCCAGTATTTCTGTCTAACCGTCATAGCGTCTATGACGGATACAAAGCCGTCTATATGCGCCCGCTGCTCTATCTTAATCGGTCTGAATTTTCTTGTTTCCATGTTGTGCTTAAGCGCAACATTCAAGAAATGTGTCTTTAGTAAATTGTTATCTGCAATCTTGAAATTGCCGTCTTTTATGATACCCTCGAACTCCCTTATTACTGGCGTGAGGTTCTCCCCTTGATAAACGTCGTCCATGTGGAAACCGTAGTTTTTCATATCGTTTACAAGGTACTGGGCGCTGTATCGGTCATATCCGATTTTCAGCGGGCGTATTCCGTACACTTCCAGCAGCATAGTAAACCATGCGTAAACGTCGTGATAGTCTACGTAGTTTTCGCCGCTTGGCGTTATCAGTCCCTTTTTAACAAATATGTCATATGGCACGCCGTCTGTTGCTTGCAGCGTTTCTATCCTGTTTCGTGGCATAAAGAATTGTGTAAAAGCGTACAGCTTGCCGCTCTTTTCTATAACCACGCTTGCCGCCGTTAAGTCTGTAGTCTGGCTTAGATCAATGCCGCCTACTGCGTAGCAGTCCCTAAAGTCCTCTAAGGTCTTTGCTACGCCCGCTTTGTCTACTGTTGCATATTCAAGCCATGCAATAGAACTATTCTGTTTTATGTTGCAGTACTTTGTTAAAAATTCGCCCTTTTTGCTTAAGCTGCCCTCTGCTACGGCTATCTCGTCTATAAAGAAACTCTCTTGCACGGATACACCCATGTTCGGGTTAGCTTTTTTCAGCTCTGTTAGGTCGTTCCACTTCTCTACGTCGTCTATCATGTAAAGGAATGGTAAAAGCCTGCGCTCTTTGCTGTTGCCTTTCAAAAAGCTGGTGCTACGTTTCATAAGCTCATCATATATGCTGTCGTTGATATATCCGGCTGTACTTATGCTCAAAATCATAGGCTGCTTGCGTGCGCCTAATGCAGATTTCATAACCTCATACTGCTTAAGTCCTGCGTCGCCGCTCCACGCTGCCATTTCGTCACATACTACCAGCTGCGGGTTAAAACCGTCAGATTTCTTTGCGTTAAAAGCGATCGGCTTAACAAAGGTGTTGCTTTCCTCAATGTAAATATCGCTGCGCCGCTTTTTGTGCAGCTCTTCCAGCTCTGGCTCTGCCAGTACCATTTTATAAAAGCCGTCGTACACAAGCGCCGCTTGGTCTAATTTCGGCGCTAAGCAGTATATTTCCTGCCCGTACTCCGGCTCTAAAAATGCCATATATGCAATTATCGCAGAGGCAAATAAACTCTTTCCGTTTTTTCTTCCAACAACTATGAAAATTTCACGAAAAACCCTTACATTTTCTGCGTCCTGTATGCCAAAAATAGTTGAAATTATAGCCTTTTGCCATAGTTCCAGCTTTAATAAGTCATTGCGTCCTTTGCTGTGGTGGCAAAAATTCTCTATGAATTTTATAGCCTTGTTTGCCGCCTTTGAGTTAAAAAAATACTCCTGCTTTTCCAGCCCGTCCACAATGATTTTATAAATTGCCTTTATCCACTTACCCGCTACAATCTCGCCGCTGGTTATCTTAGCGTGATACTCGTAGATATAATTTCTATAGGGCAATTCTGCCTATTCTTTCCGCAGCGCATCTAACCTGCTGCCTTTTCTCTTTGCAGCTGGTACTAACTCTGTCAGCTGCTTTATGATCGCTGCATAATTCTTGCTTAGTGCTATGTACGTCTCTGCCTCTGGGCTTTTCTTTGTCCCGTACTGGTTCTCTCCGTTTTTGTATTCGCTCGTCCAGCCGTCCTGCTCGATCTGCGCCTGCAAGTCGTCAAGCTCTATGCTCATAAATGCAGCCTTTTCTATCAGCGGCGTTACTAACTTCTTTTTGTTTTCGTCTAAGTCTTTGAATATCCCCCGTAGTCTGGTCTTTTCTGACTTAGTACGCTGTTCTTTCGTCTTTTCTTTTCTTGTCGCCATATCTTTAACCCTCTTTCTACACCACCACACCCCCTACACCACCCGTGCGCACGCCCGTAGGGTAATTTTAAGGTATCCCCCTCGGTATTTTCCCCCTTTAAAAATTTTTTTGAATAGGGGGGAGTATGCCGCCGCTCTCGTCAAATCGGTAGCGCCTCTGTCTCTCCTGCTTATGGTGTTCTTTGTTGTGGCAATCTTGGCACAACGCCTCTAGGTTGTCCCAGCTTAGCGTTATGCTCGTGTCGTTTATGTTCTCTCTGGTTATGTAGCGCTTGTGGTGTACTATCTTTGCAGGCTCGCCGCAGCGCTCGCATATATAATATTGTGAAATTAAATAAGCGGCTCTGGTGTTCTCCCATGCCGCCGATAAATAGAAACTCTTAGCCCATGCTTTCAACCGTCCCCGCTCCTTTCTTTCAAATCCCCAGCGCCCTATGTTTCATGCGCTGGGTGGAGGCTAAAGAATGTAACGCAAAAAGAGTAGGTAACTGCTGCCGCCGTCTGGCTTAAGCTATTGCCTACTCTTTTCATGTTATCATTTTACATTGTTTGAAATACCATGTAAACCCCACGTTTTTACCACGTTCTTACCACGGTCATTTAATGCGCTCTTCATCAATGCCCCATAGTAATACCGATAACTCGTTAATAATAGCTGTTACCCAGCGCCTCGGCGTGTTCTTTCCTGTATCCAGCTCCTCTGCGATCTGTGCATAGTCCATGCCCTGCATAAAGTACAGCTCAAAAGCTCTGTACTCTATCTCTCTTCCCGCTGCTTTTCGCCTGTGTTCTATCTCTTCTACTGCCTTGTCTATGTGGGCTGTCATTATCAAGGTCTTAAAGCGGCTGCGTCTCACGCTCTCTAAGTACGTGCGCTGTTGTTCGTCCGTCATTCCCTCTAACTCTAACTGTGTGCCGTCGCTTACTGCGTTCTCAATGTGAAAAGCTGCGTCTCTGTAGCACTTCATAAGCGTAAATGTGTTGTGATACTTATTCTGCTTTCTGTCCTTTTCTTCCTGCTTTTTGCACTCCGCTACTGCTGCCCTTGCAGCCTTTTGTATCAGTCCCTCAAATTCGCCCTCTGTTAATGCTATCCAGCTTTCGCCTGCCGTCTCTCCCTCTCTTGCCTCTGGCAAAATTGCTGCGGTATTTACCCTTGTTTCTGTTTCCTGCATTTTCTATGCCCCTGCCTTTCCCGTTAATTAAATGGCAACTCGTCCGCTACGTCGTCTGGTATGCTCATAAAGCCGCCCTCATATTCCTGCTGCCCTGCTGCCCTTGCCTCTGCCTCTGCTTTCGTCTCTCCAAAGCCTACGCTGTTTGCCACTACCTCTGTGTAATACACTTTCTGCCCTGTCCTCTGGCTTGTGTAGCTGCTCGTTTTGATTTTTCCCGTAACCTCTGCTTTGTTTCCCTTGCTTAGCCACTTTTCAGCCCATTCAGCTGTACGCCCGAAAC